GTAAAGTAACCTTTGGTGGTCCAAGAACGAAAGTTTAAGGATTAATTTTAACTTTTAATTAAGGAGTCATTCATGGCTAATACAAACCTTGCCTTTGGCTTACAACCAATACAAAAATTTGGTTCTAATGTCAATAATGCAGGCATCTCTGGATATACTCTTTACGAAATCAAAAACGATAACTCAAATGCGATTTATCAAGGGTCTCCTGTGATACCATTAAGTACAGGCTTTATCGATATTGTCGGTGCAGCTGCAGGTGGAACAGTTGGATTACTTGGCGTTTTTGGTGGATGTGAATTTGTATCTTCTACTACAGGGAAACCAGTCTTCTCCAATCAATGGACAGGAAGTGGGGCAGACTCTAATTTCCCTATTAAAGCGTATGTGTATGATGATCCAATGCAGCTTTACAAAATTGCAGCAGATGCATCCGTTACAAGCGAAGCAACACTTCGTGGTAATGTTTTTGCAAATGCTAATTTTGCAGCTGGCACAAGTGGATCTAGCACTACAGGTATATCATCTGCAAAGTTAGGAGTAAGCACTATTGCTACTACTGCAGCTTTACATCTCCGTATTATGGGATGGCAAGATGATGAAAACAATAGCGATTTTGCTTCAGCAGGTATTCCTGTTATAGTAAGATTAAATAACCACTTCAATTCACCAAATGGTGCGATTGTTGCTGGTACTCCATCAACAACTGGCGTATAGGAGAGTGTAATGCCTATTTCACGAGCACAATTAGCTAAAGAGCTAGAGCCTGGACTCAACGCCTTATTTGGTATGGAGTTCGCTAGATATGAAAACGAGCATGCAGAAATTTTTGACACAGAGACTTCTGATCGAGCATTCGAAGAAGAGGTAATGTTGTCAGGTTTCGGAACTGCACCTACTAAGTTTGAGGGATCAGCAGTAAACTTTGATACTGCAAATGAATCCTTCACAGCAAGGTACACACACGAAACTATTGCATTAGCGTTTTCAATAACTGAAGAAGCAATCGAAGATAATCTTTATGATCGTCTTGGAGCAAGATACACACGTGCATTAGCAAGATCAATGGCACATACAAAGCAAGTAAAAGCTGCATCAATATTAAATAATGCTTTTACTGCAGGTGCTTTTGCTGGTGGTGACGGTGTTGCTCTTTGTGATGCATCACATCCATTAACAAGTGGAGGAACATTTAATAATGAGCCTTCAGTTGCAGCAGATTTAAATGAGACTTCATTAGAAGACGCTCTTATTACAATCTCTGGTTTCGTGGATGAAAGAGGATTAAAAATCGCATTAAGAGGCATGAAATTAATCATTCCACCTGCTTTACAATTCGTAGCTGAGAGATTAACTCAGTCAACATTAAGAGTTGCAACAGCAGACAATGATATTAATGCTATAAGAAATATGGGAATGATCCCACAAGGTTATACAATTAACCATTTCTTAACTGATACAGATGCGTTTTTTATCAAAACTGATGCACCTAATGGATTTAAACACTTCGAAAGAGCACCAATTAAAACTCAAATGGAAGGTGATTTTGACACTGGAAATATGAGATTTAAGGCGAGAGAAAGATATTCTTTCGGGTTCTCTGATCCAAGATGTGTTTTTGGTTCTCCAGGAGCATAAAAAAACTTTAAAGGGTGACTAGTCAGTCACCCTTTTTTAATATAGACTAAAACAAACCTTGACAGTTACATGGTGTAACTGACAGTTGCCAAGACAAGGAGAGTTACATGGCTAATACAACATTTTCGGGTCCAGTCCGATCAGAAGGTGGTTTTACAACCATAAGTAAAAACGCTACAACTGGAGCAATCACAACACAATCAAGTATTAATTCAAGTGGTATCGCTTCTTTTGATGCTAATAAATTAGCAACAGAAGCAGGAACTGGTATTACAGGTGGTACTGGAACTATCTATAGAAGTTCTGTTATGAGATCTGGTGGAATTATTACAACAAGGATATTAATAGACTTAACTGGTTTAAGATCAACAGCAAACGGTGATATTATTGGTGTAAATGGAACATCTAATGTTTGTCATATAGGTCAAATAACTGCTGCAGAAAACGGTACAATCTTAACAGGTAGTATGGAATGTTTTGAGGCACCAGCAGGTGGCGATCCTGATATTAACGTACACTCTGCTACAGAAGGCACAGGTGTAGAAGACGGTGCTATTGCTGATTTAACTGAAACATTATTAGTTAATGCTGGTGATGCATCACTTGGAAGTAAAGTTTACTTTACTGCTGTTCCTGCTGCTGATGAATTTTTGTATTTAACATTAGGTGCAACAACCGATGCTGATTATACTGCTGGTAAACTATTAATTGAATTAATAGGCTATGAGGCTTAATCATAGGAGAGAAGTATGGCTGCAACAAGATCTGACGTAAAAGCATTTAATCACAATCAAGGTGCAAGTGCTGCTGTTGTTGGACCTGCAAGATCAAGAATAAGACAGATAGTCATATTCGCTGATGCTGCAGGTGCTTTAACAATAAAAAACGGATCAGGTGGTGATAATTTACTTGTTCAAAGTTTTCCGACAGGATTACATACATTAAACATACCAGATAATGGAATACTTGCAGAAAATGGTGCATATATTCATGCCTTTACTGGTAGTAGTAATAAGTTGACTATTTTCTTATCGTAATGACAAGAGCAAAGAAAAAGCAACCACCTAAAACTAAAAAATACTTTCGCCCCACTAAAAGTGGGGCTGGTATGACAAAGGCAGGTGTTGCTCGTTACAGACGAGAAAATCCAGGAAGTAAACTTAAAACTGCAGTAACAGGTAAAGTAAAACCAGGAAGTAAAGCAGCAAAAAGAAGAAAGTCTTTTTGTGCTAGATCGGCAGGTCAAATGAAGAAGTTTCCAAAAGCAGCAAAGAATCCAAATAGTAGGATTAGACAGGCTAGAAGAAGATGGAAGTGTTAATGAGAGCGAATGAAGTTTTAAAATTATTAGAAAAGCACGAAGCCGAGTGTAACAGACGTTACGAAAAAATAGAGAAGAGCCTTGATAAACTAGATGTAAAAGTTTGGGGTTTAGCTGTTTTAATTGTTATAACACCTTTTTTACATAAGTTGATTTAAATGGTTATGGGTAGGGGTCAAATGTCAAAGCAAGTGACTAAAGCTCCTGGAAAGAGGAAATTTAAAAAAATTAAAAAAACAGTAAAGGTGAGAAAAAATGCCAAAAGACGCTTGTTATCATAAAGTTAAAGCTAAATATAAAGTTTTTCCGTCAGCATATGCTTCAGGAGCAATAGCTAAATGTAGAAAAGTTGGTGCTGCAAATTACGGCACAGGTGGAAAAAAGAAGAAAAAGTCTAGTGTGCGAAAAGCAAGTACAGGAATGTATATGGGGGCTAAAAGACCAGCAAAAAATAAAAATATCGCAAGAGGTTGTGGTATCGTATTAGCAGGAAAAAGAAAAGAAACAAAGCGTTCATAATGGCAGTAAGAAAAACAAAAGCAGGATTAGCATTAAAAAGATGGTTTAAAGAGGACTGGAAAGATGTTAGAACTGGTAAAAAATGTGGTAGGAAAAAAGGAGAAAAACGAGGAACTCCTTATTGTAGACCAAGTAAACGTATTTCTTCTAAAACACCAAAAACAACAAAAGAGATGACATCTGCAGAAAAAAAGAGTAGGATAAGACAAAAGGTAGCATTAGGACAACCAAGTAAGGGTAAACCAAGAAACGTAAAACCATTAAGGAGAAAAAGGAGAAAAGCATGAACAAGAATAATCCACAGGCTAATAGAACAGATATACAATCTGATGCTCTTAAAATAGCAAAGCTAAGAGAGACAGGAAAATTAACTCAAAAAGATATAGATGCAGCTAAAGATACTCTTTTTAAATTAAAAGATCCGTCAGGTCGAAAGTCAAACAAAGATGTTGTTAAAGGTAAAAAAGGTGGTGGACTTATGGGTGCCATCAATAGAGTAAAAAAAGAACAAGGTGTAAAAAGTATGATGAGAGGGGGATTATCTGGTGGTAATCCTAGTGGTCCTCCAAGAAGAATGGTTCCAGATCCAGCTTTAATAACACCTTTAAATCCTGGAAAACTAATGGATGTTACAGAAATGGCAAAAGGTGGTTTTATGGATGAAGAAATAGAAAAGCGTATGATGGGTGGCTATATGGAATATAAGGAAGATAAGTAATGACTACTTCTGGTTCAACAGATTTCGAACTTGCTGTAGACGATTATATCGAAGAGGCTTTTGAACGATGTGGCTTAGAAATACGCACAGGATATGATCTTAGAACAGCAAAACGATCTTTAAATCTTATGTTTGCAGATTGGGCGAATAGAGGATTAAATCGTTGGACTATTACCCAAACTTCTATCACACTATCTCAAGGTACTACTGAATATACACTTGATGCAGATACGATAGATATATTATCTGCAGTTATTAGAGAAAACGCAGGGTCTTCTAATCAATTAGATGTAACGGTAAATAGAATTGGTCGTGATACATATTTAAATTTATCGAGTAAACTATCTCAAGGAAAGCCTACACAATATTATGTTGATAGACAAATAACACCTAAATTTCGTGTTTTTCCTACTCCTAATGCAACATACACTTTGGTTGTTGACAGGTTAACTAGAATAGAAGATGCTGATTCTGCTAGTAATACAGTAGATGTTCCTTTTAGATTCTATCCTTGCCTTGCTGCAGGATTAGCTTATTATTTAGCTATAAAAAAAGCTCCAGATAGAATACAAATATTAAAAGCGATATATGATGAAGAGTTTGATAGAGCAGCAACTGAAGATAGAGATAGAACAAGTTTAAAATTATTACCTTATGAGAGGTATATTTAATGGCTTATTCAAGTGGAAAGCATGCCTTTTTTATATCAGATAGAAGTGGTATGAGGTTTCCATATAAAGAAAGAATAAAAGAATGGAATGGATCTATTGTTCATATTTCTGAATATGAGGCAAAACACGAACAATTAGATCCTCATAGAACAGTTATTGATGCACAAGCTCTAAGGGATGCAAGACCTGATACACGAAGTGACGGTAGTGTAGAAAATTTATTAGGAATAAACCCATTTACTTCTGGATCAAGTGGTTCGGCAGTTATAACTGTAATAGAACCTAATCATGAAAGATCTACAAGTGATACAGTTCGTTTTAGAAAAGCATTAGGGTTTGATGGGTTTTCAGCTACAGTATTGACACAAAGTGCAGGATATAGTATTACAAAAGTAGATGATAATACTTATACATTTACAGCAAGTAGTGGAACTGCTACTATTGGCAGTCAAAGAGGTGGTGGAGATAACGCAACAGCAGGAGCAGTTACACTGGAAGTATAAATGAGCTTTACATTTGCAACACTAAAAACAGCTATACAAGACTATACAGATAATAGTGAAACTGTTTTTGTAAATAACATAAATAGCTTTATTAAAGCAGCAGAAGAAAAGATATTTAAAAGTATAGATTTAGATATTTTTAGAAAAAACGCAACATCTGCTTTTACTAATGCAGATCCTTTTGTAACAACACCATCAGACTATTTAGCCTCCTTTTCTTTTCAAATAACAGCTTCTGGTAACGAGAGCTTTTTATTACAAAAAGATGTAAATTATATTAGAGAGCATACACCTGCATCAACAACTACAGGTGTTCCGAAATATTATGCTAGGTTTGATGAAGATAATTTTATTGTTGCTCCAACTCCTAACTCTAACTATGCGTTTCAATTAAATTATTATCATAGACCTGCCAGTATTACAGCAGGAGCAGATGGTGGAACAACATGGATGAGTACGAATGTTCCTTTTGCTTTATTATATGGCTCATTGGTAGAGGCTTATACTTTTATGAAAGGTGAGCCAGATGTAATACAAAATTATAATGGCTTATATACGCAGTATTTAGAAAGAGCAAAAGACTTAGGAGAAGCAAGAGAAAACACAGATGGTTATAGAGTTGGTCTGCCATCGAGACCGAGAACATAGGAGTAAAAAATGGCAACAGCAAATGCAGCAACCAATTATTTAGAAAGAAGATTATTACATTTTATTTTTAAAAATAATTCTCTCAGCTTTTCATCGCCTGGAGACAGTATCTATGTAGGTCTTGCAACAGCAGTAAGTGCAGCAGAAACTGGGTCTGTAACAGAAGCAACTTTTACAAACTACGCAAGACAACAAGTAGGTGCTTCAAGTTGGACAACTATAGGTGCAGACTCAACAGACACACAAACTGCAATAAACGCATCTAATATAGAGTTTCCAGCATCTGGTGGAACCAATAATACAATCACACATGTTTTTATTGCAGACGCATCTAGTAGTGGTAATATATTATTTGTTGGTGCATTAGATGCAAGTAAAGCAATAGCAAGTGGTGACATTTTTAGAATTAATGCAGGTAACTTAACAATAGAGCTTAAATAATGGCATTAGTATTAAACGACAGAGTAAAAGAAACTACAACCACAACTGGTACTGGCACACTTACATTAGCTGGTGCAGTTACTGGATTTGAGACTTTTGGTTCTGGAGTTGGTAATTCTAATACAACATATTACGCTATCACATTACCAGGATCAGCAGAATTTGAAGTTGGATTAGGAACACTTAACAGTGATTCTACTACTTTAGCTAGATCTACAATTATTAGTAGCTCAAATAGTGATAGTGCAGTTAACTTTAGTGCTGGTACAAAGACAATATTTTGTACAATACCTGCATCTAAATCAGTGTTTTTAGATGCTAGTGGTAATGCAACATTAGGTGCAGACTTGTCTGTAGGCGATGACTTAACAATATTAGGTGGGTTAATTGATCTTAAATCCAATAGTGGGTCACCATCACAGATTAAGTTTTATTGTGAAAGTTCTAATGCTCATGCACAAACATTAACTGCACAAGCTCACTCTGTGGGTGCAACAAATACTTTAACTTTACCAGCAGGTAGCAATGCAACATTAGTATCAGAATCTCATACTCAAACATTAACAAATAAAACTTTGACGGCACCAACTCTGACTGGCACAGCAGTTATGGCAGATTTAGATATATCTGGTGATGTAGATGTTGATGGCACACTAGAAGCAGATGCAATTACAGTAAATGGTACTGCATTAAACACAGTTATTGCAGGTGTAACAGTTACAAATGCAACTAATGCAACTAACTCATCTCATGTACTTGTAACAGACAATGAAAGCACGAACGAAGAAAACTTAATTACGTTTGTTGAAGACGCTACATCTAGCACTGGTAATGTAGGCTTGGAGATGGATGGTAATTTAACTTACAATCCAAGCAGTGGCACAATTACAGCTACAATATTTAAAGGTAATATAGATGCAGTTGATGGTGACTTTGATGGCACATTAGAGGCAGATGCCATAACATTAAATGGCTCTGCTATAACAACAACTGCTACTTTATCCACAGGCATATCTAATGGTAATGTATTAGTTGCAACAAGTGGTATTGCAGATAATGATTTTTTAAGA